CAGAAGCACAACTGATAGACAATGTTAATGTCTTATTGGGAGATGAAAAAAATACTGATATAGAAGAACAGCCGTATATAATTATCGTTGAAAGACGGTTAGTAAGCGATGTAAAAAAAGATGCCAAGAAAAACGGAATTAAAAAAGATCAAATTGAATTGATAGCTGCTGATGAAGACCATCAAAACCAAATAGGTGATAAAAATGACGTTGAGAATAAAAATGGAAGATGCACATCATTATTATTTATGAAAAAAGATGATAATGGAATTGTGCATTTTTCACGTAGTGTGAGAAATGTGATTTATCAGCCTGATACAATTTTGCAGTCAAAGGATAGTGAAAATAATTTCACCGGGAAAGGATTAACAAGATATCAAATAGTCCCGTTTATTTGGGAAGAAAGAAAAGGAACCGCAAGAGGAATAGGAGAAGTTAAGCAATTAATTCCGAATCAATTAGAGGTAAATAAGACACTAGCTAGAAGGAGTGTTTCAATTAAACAAAGTGCATTTCCAAAATTAGCATATAAAGAAAATGCTATAGAAAATCCAAAAGAATTAAATGTTGTTGGAGCTTCAATAGCTGTTAAGGAGTCAAGTGCACAAAATATAAGAGATATGATTTCATATTTACCTTCTCAGAATATGTCTTCTGATGCCAAAAATTTAACTGATGAGCTTGTAACAATGTCAAGAGACTTGGCAGGTGCCGGAGATAGTGCACAAGGCTCTGTGGATCCAACAAAGGCATCCGGAGCTGCTATTATTGCAGTAAGAGATCAGGCAGCTCTTCCTCTGAATGAGCAATTAGCTCGTTATAAACAATTTGTAGAGGATTTAGCTTTATTATGGTATGACATATGGGTTGCTTATAATCCGAATGGACTAACAATAGAGTTAGAAGATGAAGAACAGGGTATAGTGCAGCAAGTTATTCCTGCAGAAATTCTCGAAAAAATGAAAATTAATGTGAGAATTGATGTGTCTCAAAATAATCCTTATTCACGGTTTGCACAAGAGCAAGCTTTAGAAAACTTATTCGGAATGCAAGCAATAACATTTGAAGAATACGTCGAGGCATTAGATGATGATGCAGCGGTGCCTAAGGGCAAGCTTAAAGATATTATTGACAAAAGAGCAATTCAGCAACAAAAGGAAATGCAATACCAACAAATCATACAGCAACAGCAAAATCAGTTGCAACAAGCAATGCAATTAATTGAACAAATAGGAGGTGGTCAAGTTGAAATGCAAGGAATGTAATACAGAAATGTTAATTGACAGCGTGACAGAAGACAAAGAAAAAAACACGGAGACATTTAATTATAAGTGTCCAAATTTGAATTGTAAAAACTTCGGATATAAGAAAGAAGGGGAATGATGGATGAAAAGGATATTAAGATAGGACAAATGGTAGGCTATAGAGATTATGCAAGATTACCAATTGTTGAGGGAGAAGTCATATGCATTTCAAAAGTAAAAGATTGTTTGTATAAAGACTTTATAGGCAAAATAATTCTTGATGTTAGAGAAAAAACAGGTTGTTTAACAACTAAGGTATGGCTAGATGAAGTTATAAGCATAAAAGAAGGTGATACTGATGTCTAAAGGTATGAGTAGAGCTGAACAAGAAAAACAATGGCAGGCTGAGGATGATGCAAGAGTATTGAAAGCTTATTCCGAATTGGTAAAGAAAAAAGCAAGGTTAGCCATGGCTAAGAAAAAACTACTGGAAGAGCAAGAGAGCCTTGAAAATGCTATTAAGTTAGCAAAGTAGGAGGGAAAATGGAAAAGTATTTAGGGGTTAAATTAGTTGAGGCAGAGCCTAAAGAAAGATACAAGGATGTAGATTATGAAAACTGTTTATTGAAAAATAAACAAGAAGGATATAAGGTTGTTTATCCTGATGGCTACGAAAGTTGGTCTCCGAAAGAGATATTTGAAGAGGCATATAGAAGAATTGACAACTTAACCTTTGGACTTGCTATTGAAGCCATGAAAAAAGGCTACAAAGTTGCAAGAAAAGGTTGGAATGGTAAGGAAATGTGGATTGTTTTAATGCCCTCATTATACCTACCGCCTTATAACACGGCAGACACTTATAGAAAAGTTAATGACAGAACAGCTAAACATATTGGTGAAGATAAACCTTTAGATAGTCAACCATACATAGCAATGTGGACAGCTCAAGGAAAATGGCAACCAGGTTGGCTTGCAAGTCAAGCTGATATATTAGCAGAGGATTGGATGGTGGTTGAGTAATGGCTAAATACAGAAAAAAACCAGTAGTAATCGAAGCAATACAATTCTTTGATAATACAGATTGTTTAAGCGAATTATCGGACTTTATGGGAGAAATAAGAGTTTATTATGTTTTTTCAAGTAAGCCAACAATAAAAATTGAAACTCTTGAAGG